ACGCTACTGAAATATCTGATGTAGAAAGATTAGTAAGGACAAATTTTGAAGTAACTTTAAATGGGTATCTTGTTTCAGAAAAAGGTAATGAAAATAAACCAACAGCTGAAAAGTTTTTAACACCAAAAAAAGTTACTTTTTCAAGTGAGGTAGTAATAGATGGCTAAACCATTACCAAGAAAACAACGTGTACTAAACCGTGGTTATTTATATACAAGAACTGCGGACGAAGTAGGTGAATTATCAGTAAAACTTATTGATATCGATTCGGCTATTCTGTATTATTTTGAAAATATAATACAACCATCAGTCGAGGATAATGGTGAGAACGTAAAAGTTCCAATAATGTATGCGTCACCTGAACGTTGGAAAGCTATCCAACGTGATGGATTTATGAAAGACAAAAAAAGACAAACTATTACACCAGTTATAGCATATCGTAGAACATCAATAGAAAGAGATGATTCAATACCTCAAGATAAGTTGGATGCAAATAATCCAAATATGTTTTATACTTTTGAAAAACAATTTTCTCAAGAAAACAGATATGACAATTTTACTCTACAACAAGGTCTTTTACCACAAAAGGAATACTATAACGTAACATTTCCTGATTATGTTGTTTTAAATTATGATTTTATTGTTTGGACTACTTACATAGAACAAATGAATAAAATAGTTGAGAAAGTTATTTATTCCGATGGTGCGTATTGGGGTGACCCTGAGAAATTAAGGTTTAGAAGTCGTATAGAAAGTTTTACAGACGCTACAGAAGTTTCTGATGTTGAGAGATTGGTCAGAACAAATTTTTCTGTAACACTAAGAGGTTACTTATTACCCGATGGTAACTTTGACCATCGTTCAACTACACAAAAACACATTACACCTAAAAAAGTTATATTAGGTACTGAGACTGATTCTATTATAGATAAAAAAATTGGTCGTAGTGGTCAATTTACAGAAGATGTATCGGATACAATTTCAGCACCAAGTTCACCAGCAGAATCAACTGGTGTCTCAACAGAATTAAGTAACCCTATAACTTTTAATCAAGGGACTGGTGTTACACTAAGTCAAAATGGTGTTTCTTTTGATGGTAGTACGGCCGTTGATTTAACAATTTCTATAGGACAAGATGTTAGTACTACGAGTAATGTTACATTTAATCAAGTATCAGCTAGTTCAGTAATCTTAGGTACTACCACGATAGATGGTAGTGATATAACTGGTAATTTAGGGATAACTGGTTCAGTAACACTCACTGGTGATTTTTCGGTTAGTGGTGATACGACAATAGGTGGTATCGTAACAGCTCAAGAATTCCATACAGAGTTTGTATCAGCTTCTATAATTTATACGAGTGGTTCATCTCAATTCGGTGACACTCTCGATGATACACATAATTTTACTGG